GATCAAGACCTAACATGGGGATTTGGACGTTCTGGTGAAATTAGCAGAGACGAATTGAAGTTTACTAAGTTTGTTTCTAAGTTAAGAAAACGTTTTTCAGATTTATTCTTTACCTTACTTCGCACTCAATTGATTGCGAAGGGTATTATAAGTAAGAGTGAATGGAACGTTTATAGAGAACAAATTGAGTTCGTATTTGCGGATGATGGTTACTTTAGTGAAATAAAGAAACTTGAAATGATGAACCAAAGAATTGAAATGTTAGATACTATTACTAACGGTGAAATGATTGGTCGTTACTACTCTATTGAATGGGTACGTAAGAACATCCTTATGCAAACGGACGAAGAAATTGCCGATATGGATAAGTTGATGGCAAAAGAAAAAGGAGACACACCTACAGATGATGAAGGTATGTCTACCGATACATATTAAAATTAAGGAAATATTATGAGCAATTTAGAAAATTTAATTAAATACGCAAGAGAAAAGAAAGCAACTGCGTTTAAAGACACATTTACTGCAGAAATATCAGATAGAGTATCCGCAAAATTTGATTCAATGAAACAATCAATTGCTAAGACAATGTTTGCTAAAGCAGATAAGTAACTCCGGAGAAGATTCATGAAAACATTTAAACAAATAAGAGAAGAACTAGAAGACGAAACGTTGGATGTATATACGTTTACTTCTGAGCAGTGGGACGAATTGTCAGAAGAAGAACAAGACGACTTTGAAGACTTTGAAGTTGACGGTGAATATGAAGCAGAAAACGGTTCTTCTATTTGGGTTGTTGGTGACGAAGAGTTTGATGTTTTAGGTGTTATGGATGACGAAGACGATATTGAAGAAGCAACTAAATATTCAGGGCGTTCTCGTAGACAAGTTCATATGACTCAAATTAAAAAACGTCGTATGAAAGGTCGCAATAGACAACAGAAACTTAAAACTAACATCAAACGTAAGAAGGCAAATAATAAAATTAAAATCAAACGTAATAGATTAAAAATCACAAGACGTTTTGGTAGTGGTGATAAGTCTGGACGTTCTGGTAAGATTGGTGCTCAACGTAAGAGACGTGGTGGCAGAACAATTACACATAAAGGTTAAAGGAGAATATTATGAGATTAACAGAATCAATTAATAATGTATTGAATGAATCAATTCCAGGTCCAGTTTTAAAATCAGCAAAGAGTGATTTTAAAAAGGCAAAAGGAAGTTTTGACGGAGCAGTAGGTTATCTAGGTGATATTGCAGACGATATCAGAACATATGATCCGAAGACTGCTGCACGAGTAACGGAATTATACAGACAGATGTTGAAGGTACAATCCACTTTCGGTAAAGTTAAACTTTAGGAGAAACGTTATGAGACTAATTTCCGAAATAAATGAATCAGTAAATTACATCACTGAAGGTAAAGGCAAAGACCTTTATATTGAAGGTGTATTTTTACAAGCAGATTTAAAGAATCGTAATGGACGTATGTATCCTGGTGCGATTATGGAAACCGAAGTTAAACGTTATACTGAAACGTACATCGATAAGAAACGTGCGTTTGGTGAATTAGGACATCCTGATGGACCTACGATTAACCTTGACCGTGTATCTCATATGATTACGGCATTAGTTAAAGAAGGAAGTAACTACATTGGTAAAGCAAAAGTTACGGACACTCCTCACGGAAACATTGTAAAGAATTTAATTAACGAAGGAGCTCAACTAGGTGTATCATCACGTGGTATGGGTACGTTAAAGGCCAATAAACAAGGAATTCAAGAAGTACAAAGTGACTTCTACCTTGCTACTGCCGCAGATATTGTGGCAGACCCCTCTGCACCAGATGCATTTGTAAATGGCATCATGGAAGGAAAGGAATGGGTTTGGGACAACGGAGTTATCAAGGAACATGATATTGCAGAAATGAAGAAAGAGATTGAGTCTACGAGTAAATCTAAACTAACTGGTTTAGAAGCACGTATTTTCGAGAAATTTATGAGTGGTTTGTAATAAATAGTTAATTGTTAAAGTAATTAGTTTTATAAATAATAGTAATTAGAAATAAAAACTAATTTAAGATTATAATCAAAATATATTAGGAGAACCTAAGATGAAGTTAAAAACAGAAACTGGCGAAATGTTAGTTCTAGATGAAGCACAGGAATTTTATATTTCTGAAGATGCTAAATCTGACACTTCAATTGATGTATCTGAAGTTGATGCGTTATTAGAGTCTGGCGATTTAGAAATCGTTGCAGAAGAGTCTGATGAAGTTGTTGAAGCAGCTGCACCAAAAGCAACTAAGTTAAAGAAGAAAAAGATTAAGGCAGATGGTTCTGGCGAAGTTGAAGTATTCGAAGACGAAGACGAAGATGGTGACGACGAAGACGAAGATGACGAAGTTGAAGAAGACAAAAAAGTTATTGCTAAAGAAGAAGTAGAGTTAGAAGTAGATGTTAAGGAAGACATGAACGCATTGTTCGACGGTCAAGAATTAACTGAAGATTTCAAAACTCGTACAACTTTAGTATTTGAAACTGCTGTTAAATCAAACGTTAAAGCAAATTTAGCATTAATTGAAGAGAAGATGGAAGCAGAATTAACTGCTAAAACTGATGCTCTTTTAGAAGATGTTACTGCTAAACTAGACGGATACCTTGATTACATGGTAACTGAATGGGTTGAAGAGAATGCTGTTGCGGTTGAAAATGGACTTAAAAATGAAATCCTTGAAGATTTTGTTGGTGGTTTACAGACATTATTTGCTGAAAATTACATTGAGATTCCAGAAGACAAATTCAACGTAGTTGATGAGCAAGCAATTGAAATTGCTGGTCTTAAAGAAGAATTAGACGCAGAAATGAATAAGAATGTGGAAGCACGTTCAGCATTGAATGATGCTACTGCGAAAGATATTTTCGGTACAGTTTCTGAAGATTTGACTATGACACAAGTTGAAAAACTTACTTCTCTTGCAGAAGGTGTTGTATTCGAAGACGCAGAGTCTTATACAGAAAAGTTAGAAACTCTGAAGGAAGCATACTTCCCTACAGAAGAAAGGAAAGAAGAAGTGATTGCTGAAGGTAAAACTGAAGTAAAAGATTCTGAAGAAATGAGCGAATCAATGAAACGCATCGTATCTTCACTTTCAAGTTCAAAAGAAGCAAGCATCTTAGGTGCTTAACATTTATAGTTAATAAGGAGAAAACATAATGTTTTTATCAGAAGAAATTAAAGATAAGTGGCAGCCGGTTATGGAGCATGCAGATGTTCCGAGCATTAAAGATGCTACTAAACGTGCAATCACTTTACGTCTTTTAGAAAATCAACAAACTGCGTTAGATGAAGCTAACGTTACAGGTGCTAATGTAGATAACTGGGATCCTATCCTAATCTCATTAGTTCGTCGTACTATGCCACAATTAATGGCATATGACACAATTGGTGTACAACCAATGTCAGGTCCTACAGGTCTTATCTTTGCAATGAAATCTCATTACACTGGTGAAGCATCTACTGGTGCTGAAGCACTTACTTTACCTGCTGGAGCTCCTGATACGGACTTCGCTGGTGACGATGGTACTGCTGATGCAATGACTACTGCTCAAGGTGAAGCATTAGGTGGATTTGGTGGCGGTGCTACTACTTACAACGAAATGTCTTTCTCAATTGAGAAGTCTAGTGTTACAGCTAAGACTAAGGCTCTTAAAGCAAAATACTCTTTAGAGTTAGCACAAGACCTTAAAGCAATCCACGGTTTAGATGCTGAGACTGAATTGTCTAACATCCTTTCTGGTGAGATCCTTGCTGAAATCAATCGTGAAATCATCACTACTATTAGTTCACAAGCAACTGCTGGTGCAACTACTGGTACTACTTTAGCAGGAACGTTTGACGTTGCTGATGCAGTTGATAACCGTGGTGCTCGTTGGGGTGGTGAACGTTATAAGTCACTACTTGTACAAATCAACCGTGAAGCAAACTTAATTGCTAAGAACACTGGTCGTGGACGTGGTAACTGGTTAATCGTATCTCCAGATGTTGCATCTGCTCTTGATATGGTTTCTGGTCTTGCTGAGCCTTCAATGTCTATTGACAATGGTGCTCAACCTGACGTTACTAACAACGTATTCGCTGGTACATTAGGTGGTAAGTTTAAAGTATTCGTTGACCAATTTGCATCTACTGATACAGTAGTTGTAGGTTTTAAAGGTTCTAACATGTATGATGCTGGTATGTTCTACTGCCCATACGTTCCTTTACAAATGATGAAGTCAATCGGTGAAGAAGATTTCCAACCGCGTCTTGGATTCAAGACTCGTTATGGTATGACTCATAACCCATTTGCGACTGGTACTGCTGGTGCAAACCCGTACTTCCGCAAGTTTACTGTTACTAACCTGTAATAGTTAAAAAGTTTCCCCTACCTTGGGAAAACCGTTGAGTCTATACCTAAACCCATAGACTCTCATGAAACCCCCTTAATTGGGGGTTTTTTGTGGGCGATTATAAATTATTATAAATATAGGTATGAAAAATCAAAATTTAAACCTCGCAAAATCAACCAATTATAAATTAGTTATTGGGGCAATCCCAGGCGTTGACCTATGGTTGAAAACAGCAATGTTGCCTACAATTACAACAAACGAAGTTCCAATCGCAAACCCAGTTGTTGGTAATATTTACAGACCTACTTCTACTCCAGTTTATGCACCATTAATGGTAACGTTTCTTGTTGATGAAGATTTGAGTAATTATAATGAAGTATTAAAATGGATGTATGAATCATCAGGTCCGGATGCATCAAAACGAACGGTAAATGACGCAGATATGATGCATGATGCATCACTACACATTCTATCAAATAACAAGAATGCTACTGATATGGTATATACATTCCATAATATGTTCCCAACTATTCTTGGAGAATTGCAGTTTAATAATGAATCGGCAGAAGAACTCCTTACCGATATAACACTTCAATTCGACTATATGACATTTACTCAAAAATAACTTGACATTTAGACAAAAGTATAGTATAATATCTATATGAATATAGAACAATTAGAAACCCAAGTAGATAAAGATTTATACCTAGACGAAACAATTCTAGCAAAAGAATCTTTAGCAACACCACTCAAACACAACAAATACCTTAAAATGGTACTTCGTGAACGTTTGAAATTAAAGAAATTAAAAACCGAACTATATAGAGTATCATTAGGTAGAACTAACTATTACAACGGAAACGACCCAGACCCATATGAATATGTGTTAAAGGACAGAGAAGTTAAAGAATACGTTAAGATTGACCCAATGGTGGTTGAGGCAGATGCCCGAGTTGCACTACAAGAAGAATTAGTTAAATATCTAGACGAAGTTTGTAAAATGTTTGTGATACGTGGGTTTGCGATAAAGAACGCTTTAGACGTAATGAAATATCATCAAGGGTTGGTATAATTAAATTATGAGTGATATAGTAGTAACAATTAAAGATGATGTATTTTTACGAGTAGAATCGGAAATGGGTATTGCTCATGAACTATCTTCTTTCTTTACGTTTGAAGTACCAGGCGCAAAGTTTATGCCTGCATACAGGTCAAGGCAGTGGGACGGAAAAATAAGATTGTTCAACGTATTTGGTGGCGAAGTTTATGTGGGACTAATAAACTATATCATTGAGTTTGCTAAACATCGTAATTACACAATAGAATACCCTCAATTAGGAGACCAAGAGTCCCTTGAATCAACTGAGACGTTTATTAAGGGGTTAAATCCGCACTCTAATGGAAACCCTATACTACCCTACGACTATCAAATAAACGCCGTTAATTGGGGGATTACGGAGTCCAGAGCACTCCTATTATCTCCAACATCGTCAGGCAAATCTTTCATGATTTACGCATTGACTCAATACTACCGAAAGAAGTTAAACGAGAAGGTTTTAATTATCGTACCTACTACATCGTTGGTTGAACAATTATATAAAGACTTTAAAGATTATGCGTCTGAATTAGACCCAACGTTCTCCGAGGACAACGTTCATAGAATTTATTCTGGTAAAGAAAAAGTTACAGATAAACAAATCATTATCACTACATGGCAATCAATTTATAAATTAAAGAAACCATTCTTTGAACAGTTTGGGTGTGTTATCGGTGACGAAGCACATAACTTTAAAGCAAAATCATTAACAAGTATTTTAACGAAAATGACTGATTGTAAATATAAGTTTGGATTCACTGGTACACTTGATGGGACGACTACACATAAATTAGTGCTTGAGGGATTATTTGGTGCTATCAGAAAGGTAACTACTACTAAAGAATTAATGGAT